GGAACATTCTCCTCAGATTACCGAGTTATTAATAAATGGGGGTCATAAACCCTCAACTCTTTAAGAGTTCCTCCTTCGGGGGGATTTTATAACTCGTGATCTAGCGTGGTTACCACGCTTCGGGGCCAATGGCCCTGATATGTCTCCGATGACTTCCCATGGAATGGAAAGGTCGGGCATACCAAGTAAACCCTCTTCGAGGAGATTTACTTTCAGAACTCGTCCCCTAAAGGGTAATTCGAGTTTCTCACCCATCTTATAGTATAGGTGATACGCTGGAGGCTTGAAACAAACCTGCAGGGTTTGGGGGCTTATAGTCTCCTCCCCACGATACGTGAGGTCCCAAAGTCGCGCATAACGTGACTTAAGGTGTTCAGTATTGAACGCCTTTACCTTCGCTCTTCCAGTGAGTATCTCCTTGAAGAGGAAGGGACGTAAGATTTTATCTTCAAGATAATCCTTACGTACCCAACCCTGTGTACGCAATAAGCGTATTGCTGTGTTGGGAATCAGGTCCTCATACCTGTAAAGTTTGACAAGGTTTTCAAACTTGTCAGACTTCTCTTCCTCAAGGATACCTTGAAAGAAGAGGGCCGCTATTTCTTTCTCCGTTTCGGGGATTTTATAGCCGCGATAGGTTGTATTGCTGGTAAAACCAGAAAACAATCTAATATGTCCCATATTGGGATTACCGTCCTCGATACTCTTTAAAAGAGTACGGGACGGTGACGGGAGTCGGACAATGAGATCCTCAAAGTCCCTCTCCGTACCTAGACCCAGACCACCAAGGTGTTCCGGTAATAGGAGATGCCAGTACACTCCACTGGAGCGATCTGGCAGAAGAGACGACATTCTTTTAAAGAACCAGTCTCTTACCAAGGAAATCCATTTCGAATCGAAACAGTCCTTGTTAAGCCATTGGAGGGTTCGTCCTAAGGACTTCCCCTTTCCAAAGGCTGTGTTCTTTTCGTTAAACGAAAGAACATTCTTCGCCGCTGGCGAAAGTAGCCTCACCTTTATGGAATCCACAAAGGGGGAAGCTAAATAGGCCTCGGTACTATCATTGATAGTATACTTGGACCAAGATCCTTTGAAGTTTCTAACATCGAGGATCTTTTCACAGTATCTCACCGCTATGCGGGAGTGACCGTGTTTAAGGTCAGAGATCTTTGACCCTGCCTTAATATGGGTCTCCGTGATTTTATCAAGGTAACCCACTGGTCCGACCGCTATGTGGTCGTCCCCAGCAACCGAGAAACAGCGCCAGCGAACCTGGACTGATGCTCGGAAATCGACACCGAGATAATCTCGGATGGCGATCTCCTCACAACTCAAATTGAGTAAAGTGAGGAGGACCTTGGCAATGGGTTCACCCATAAAAATGCCACGGCTGTTGAGAAAGTACGAATTGATTTTCTCAACAGAGCACAGTCGAGGAAGCTGTATCATCTTCCCGACGATGTTCAGGAAGGGACCTTCGATACGAAGTCCTTCCAGGAATCCCTCGTACAACTCTTTGAGTATGCATAGAGGGATTACGTCGGTGGCGGCTGTCAAGTCACTTGACAGACATGAAAAATCGTCGCCGAAATGGCTCTTCGCCTTCTCTAAGAGAAATAAGAATTGCCATGCCTGGTCCGACATAGTCAGACCAGCAGCAGCCGAAGGGTGCTGTCCCAGGAACCCACGCAATACGTGGGAAACTGGTTGTTGCAACGTATAAAGCCAACATGGCCCCGTCGTAACAATCCTGGCCTTTGAGCCAGGTTCAGTGATAGTCAGTACCCGTACCGGGATATTCTGATTACACTTAAGATGCTCTTCCTGCTCTAAATAGGAGCAGGCGAGTATCTGCATACCCAGTATTTCATCGAAACCCTGGTAGTATGTCTCGAACCCCATAAGGGTTTCGGGTAAAAGGTTCCCAAACGATACATTTGGGAAGTGGTCATAAACCGCTGGTCGACACCAAGTGCGCCACCTTTCAACTCCCTCTACATCCTTAAGGGTGTAGAACGGAGTCTTTATCTCGCATGATTCCTTAGGAACATAAGCGAGATATTTGAAGAGCATGTTCAACAGTTCTTCAGCTCTACCCCCGTCTTTGACGCTGGTGTAGAATGATCCTGCCGCAGCTAAGCTGAGGTGAGAATCAGTTAAAGGCTTCATGCCGAGACGGCGAGCCTTTCGTCCTACGACACGGCTCGCTAAGCGAATCCGTCGCAGGAAAACGGGGTTACCAATATATGGCTCCGTTACATGAGATTCAAAGTCTTTCAAAGATTTGATCTCCTGCTGACGCTCCCCAGGGGGGAACTGTCGGGAAGAAGTCAGGTGCGCGAGACGCGTAAGTGTCTTCTTATTCAGGGTAAGTTTGAGTACCTCAATATCTTGCTCTGAAACCAGTGAGAAGAAGAAATTTTCTCTCTTTCTCACCGGTTTTTCCCTTGTCACAGTTTCTGTGACGTGGGCCCAAACATAGAAGGAGAACTCCTTCCATAGTTTGGTAACAAGGGCACAATTAAAAATTGCGACCTTGAAAGTCTTCTTAACTATAAATTTAAGAAGCTTATAACCCGTATCTGTTATAAACAGTTCGGAGTCGTATAGGAGGAGGGAGTCTATAACTCCCAGAACAGATTGTTCAGCCCTCTCTATATGCGAGATTGGCCTCAGAGAGACCAAGGTCGCAAATCTCTTACCGAACCCCATAAGGGTCAGTTTAGAGATTAACAGGTTTGGTTTAACCATCCTGTTGCGGACCACCACTCCTTTAAGGAGTGAGTGGTTCCTCCCGGGAAGGAGATAATCTCCATTCTCGTAGAGGTGTGGGATAAAAATCCTATAGCCTCTTCCAAGCTTACCTGCAGGTGCCCTAGGACATCCTGTTTGGATAAGCTTAGAAGTGAGGAGATTGGTGCTTTGCATCAAAGATTTTCTCAACAGAGCACAG